GTAATAGGGTACGTACTTTGCAAGAATTAATTTAAAATAAATTAAAATAAGCCTGTATCCCTCACTCCATAAGGACTTCCTGCATACTAGGTTGAGATAAATTACTAGTTAATTGCTGTTCAGCGATAGCTTGCTGCTGTTGCATGTCAGCTTGTTCATCTATCTGTGCGAACTTCTCAATAGCCTTGAACTCAGTTAGTCCACCTAAAGACTCAACCGCTTGTGCTAGATTGTACGTATTCAGGTGAGCACCTATCAGCTGTCCTAGGTTAGAGTTAGCTAGAGTATTAATCATATTCAATTGCTTAGTCTCTACAGAGAACCTACGTGCTCCTACTGGTACTAGTACACCATTAGACTTCAGGTCTTCTTCAGTTATCTCTATGAACGTAGGAAGTCCAGTCTCGTCTAACGTCTGTGCTTGTACGATAGATGTGAAGTTCTCACGAGCCAGTATAATCTCTGAACGAATCATAGGCTCAAGTAAGTCTATCTCGAACTGGGAAGCCTTATGCATGAACTTACGCATACCTGCATCCATTAGCTGAGAGACTTCTCCTAGAGTCTTCTCGCCCGGTGTACGGTAGCCTTGCAGTTGAGGAGGAAGACCAGCAGCTTCACGACTTAATGCCATCAGTTTATCTTGATGCATGTCAGCAGTAAGTACTGTGGTGTCAGGAACGATGTCACGTACACCGCCACCCTCAGGTGCTAGGTACTTAGTCTGTCCTGTGCTGGTATCGTATATCTCCTCTACGTCACCTATGTACACTCGGTCAGGGAAGATGAATCTATCTAGGGCATCTGACTTAGAGTTCTCTCTGTGGTTAATCTGGTAGTTCATACCGATTACTTTATCAAGAGGGCCTTGGCTCCATAGGTTATCAGGTTTCTCTGCCCAGCTAGCTTTATGGATATGTCCGTCAGCTTCCTCTTGCATGACTAACGTAGTACGGTCAGCTATGACTACGCACTGGTCAACATGAAGCTCTTCTGTTTCATCATCCCATACGTCACCGTACAGCCACAGTAGCTCGATAACCCCTGAGTCGTAGTAAGACTGTAATGAAGTAAAGCCGTCAGGTAAGAACTGCTTGTTCTTGTTAGTATCAATAAACGAGCCTATCTGTCCTTGGTAACGACGCTGTAAGATTTCTTTAGTCTTACTCTCATCAAGACCAACCTTATCAGCGAACTTCTTGAAGTCACCTAGTGTCATAACAGAGCGTACTATCTTAGTTGTGTTATTGAACTCGGTAGCTGCTGGGTCGAATACGATGTCGTAAGGGCTTATACGTTTAGGCACAGGGCCTCTGTAACCGTCTCTGCCGCTATTAGTATGGGTAACATGTACGAATGCATTACCGTACGTTACTAAGTCCTGTACGAGCTTCCTGAGTACCTTCTCGAAGCCATTCAAACTGTGACGGTTCTTAATGTAAGCTAGAACTTTCTCTCGCTTATCTTTAGTACCAGCTTGTAAGTCGTAAGGTTTCCACCCCATGAAGTCTTCGTTAGGGTACACTGTCGAATAGATAAGAGACTCAAGCTCTTCTTTAATCTCAGCTACTACAGGGATATGAGTAGTATGGTCATAAGACCCTGAGGTGTTAAGGCTAGTCGTATCCGTTGCGTACAGGTACGATTCAATCTCTTCCCACTTCCCTCGGTTCAATGAACGCTTTGATTGGAAGCTGAACCACTGCTCGCTGATACGTGAAGCGATTACATCAGGCTTCGTACTTTGTAATGTTAGACTCATCGTTTACTTCCTCTCCTGCCACCGAAGCGGCTCATTCGCTCTGTAAGAGCTTTTCTGTTAGTACGTATACCTTTGCCTAGGGGAGCCTTTATCTTGCTCACAGCGAGCGCTAGGGCATCCTTAAGGTCATCATTAGGTGGACGGGGCATCGTTAGTTCGTATTCAAGGTCTCGGATAAGACCTTTACGCATGTGATAAACCTCTCCGTTACGGTAACGAGGCTCAAGTATTTGCAAGATACGTTCTTCTTTTTTCTGTTTGTTACTTGCAACTTCGCCCTCAACCTTGAGAGTACCACCTTCTTTTCTTATCTGGTCTTGCAAGTACTGCTTGATTAACTTACCACCGTTGTTAGTTTCAACCCAGAGTTCCTTGAATCCCCAGTCCCTGTGTAAGTCAGCTACCTTCTTGTAGAACACTTCGTACTTCTCAGTCTGGAACTTATCCAAATCAAGCACATAAAGATATCCGTCCGTATCCATACCTACCACAAGGATAGCAGTGAAGTCTCGTCTACGGCTCGCTGAGGAGCTGAATGCTAAATCCATAGCAGCTACTAGCTTAAGGTCTTTACCTGAGTACTGCCATGTGTTACCTGTATGTGTCAGGTGCTTAGGGTTCATGTACTGGAAGTTCTCCCTGCTAATGCTTTGCAAGGATGAATCATTAGGGTCGTTGTAGTACTGGGCGAAGTAGCCAGTGATGTCTCCATCAATTGACATGTTAGCTTTCTTAATAGCTAGCTGCTGTACATCGAACCCGTACCACTCCCCGTTCTCCATCTTAAGCCTAGGCCATAAGAAGTTACCGTTACCTGCACGGTTAGGGCTGTCCTCTACTACACGCTCGAAGATAGTCCAGAGCTTATCGTCTCTATCGTACTCATCATCAACGAACACTGGTACAGTTATCTCAAGGATGTTAGCGTACAGGTCGTCCTCACCGTAACGAGTACCTACCGCCTTAGCCTTAGACCCTGTAGTCATAATCTTAGTACAGTTCTTGTAGCACTTAACAACGTCCTGCTTCTCAGCATCTGAGTCGTAGTTCTCATCCGTTACTAAGTCATCGAAGAGTACCTCGTTACAGTGATACCCTGTCTTACCTGACTTAACGGAAGTAACCCTAATGCTAGGGTCACGTACCATACGCTTCTTACGTTCAGGATGGTCAAGCTTAATAACTTCGTTAGTCCATGTGCCTGTAGGTTTATGTTTCATTGAACCGTCACGGTCTTTCACGTAGTTCAAGTGTTCAGGCCACAGGAGCCTGTGACTATCTGAACGAAGTATATCAACCACAACGTTAAGCTGTTCTTGTCCTAGACCGGGGTTAGCAGATACGTACAGGAACGTCCACCAAGGAGCTACTGTTAACTTCCATGCAGCGTACACGGCTAGGCAGTGAGACTTCTGATGGTCACGAGGGATTAAGGCTAACTGATAGTCAGACTCCCCGTGTTGGAAGTAATGAAATAACTCTTTGTGTACGTCTCCGTAGTAACGGTCAGGGAACATTACACAGGCGAATGTATAAAGGTCTTCTTCACAGACCTCTCGTAGTTCCTGTAGTTCCATTAATCCTCCTATTCGTCAGACCTACGTCTATCAAGCCTTTCACAAAGCTTCTCGATAGCAGCAGTCTGCCTGTCTATACTTTCCTTAAGGGGAGACGTATGAAGCAGTATCATCTGCACAGTCTCCGTCTTATCATAGTAACCTTTGTCTAAGGTCTGAGCAGTAACGCTAGCCTTGGACTCAACCTTGTTTATACGAGTTAATAGCATACGCCATACCACCCCGATAAGGCCACCAATGACAGCAAGTCCTGCTGCCGCTGGTTTCCATAACAAGGCGATACCTATCTCACCTGATGACATATTAATTCCTCGCACGGCTTATGCTCTGAACAATACTATCGATAGCTGAAGTATCCTTCTTCACAGGTTTCTCTTCCTTAGGTTTCTTAGTAGGCGTACCGAACAGAAGCTTCTGAGCGTTAACGTTACCCCCATGAGCCGCCTCCATTAACTGTCTCTTAGCAAGGGACTCATCGCGTAGTCGCATGTCCTCCCTCCACTGCTCAAGCCCTTCGAAGCTGTACTCAGGTACTCCCTCCATGAACCATGATAAGGAGCAGAGCTTACGCCAATGCTTCATTGAACCTACTAGCTTAATAGCAGCATCGTACTCATCAACGGAGTGCATGTAAACTAAGTAAGCTGATATACGTTGTGTGCCTTTGTACTCCACATCCTGATTCTTTAACGTGTAAGTAGCTGTTTCTTTATGAGGGGAAGGGAACTCGTAGAACAATGCTTGGGTAGCATCAAGGCCCTTACCGACCTTGAGCGTAACCCTTTGTTGCTTACAGTCCCACTCCTCGTAGTTAATATGTTGCATAGGAGTCCTTATTATAAATCCTATTCGATCGAATGTGAAGGTGTTAAACCCCTTGGTTTTAATGAAATAAATGAAAGTGCTCTGCTCTCAACTAAGTAGAGCACTTTGTTTCTAGTCTTTAACTAATACATAACTGAACCCTGCCGGTAGGGTTTGAGACTTTATAAGCCTATTTTGTATACCCGTAGTGCTTGGTAGGTTTTCTACTCTAACTGTTTTGCTCCCATCAAAAGTAGCATTTGATGCAGATATAAACTCTCCATTACTTCTTAATATTCCATCAAAGTCTGAGGTGGCAACAACTCTGAGCAATCCGTTTACAGTTAATTTATCTTTGTACTCATAATCAGAACCATCAGATGATAGTTGATTTCCACTGTTTACTATCTGGTTAAAAGCGCCGCTTATAGAGCCGCCAGTATTGTAATTATAGAAAACTGCGTAAGCGTCAGATCTTGCGGTTGGAACATCAATTAAACCTACAGACGGGTTGCTTGACATTTCTATCTGAACTTTGTGACCTTTGTGTCCTAATGTTATGCCGCTCGGGGTAAGACATCTATATGCGTAGTCTACTGAACCAATTACTCGTATTTTCGGACTTACACCCCTACTGTTAATGCTAGCACCACTTGGTGGTGTGTTTCCACCACCGATAGGTAATAGAGTGTTATCAATAGTTCCATCGTAAGCAGCAACAGCAGAACCTATAAATGTACCTTCGATATCAATATGGAAACCCGTCCCTCTCCATGCTGAACCAACTTTTCCGTAAGAGTTTTCATTGTGTATTTTGAACCCTCGCCAAGTAACATGTCTTGCTCGCTCGCCTATAATAACACCAGTATCTTGAGCGGCATCAAAAACTCCGTCTCCGCTGTAGTAATCTTCTTCCCCTTTACCGCAGTTGTAAGCGTACCCGCCTAGTATGTTTATGCCGCCCATTTCCCCAGAATCGGGGTCATTTGAAAAATCTGCTAAGTCAAAAAACTCAGCGTAGTGCATACAATTCCTTGCTATAGGGTTAACTACGGTAACTCGGTCTGAGGGACTCGCTACAGTACACTGATACGCATAAGCTGCGGTACAATCGATAGCTTGAGGGTTGTCAATCTGTACGTCTGTGACGTTAGATTCAACCATTATCCCCCGCCCACCGCCATTATATATGTCCGTGTGGTCAGGTTGTCTTTTGCATCTTAGAAGTACAGGTCTAGTTATTTTTATATTCGTTACAGTCCCCAACCCAGACCCGCCAACACCGATACCATTGCAACCTAAGAAGTTATCACCGTCAATAACAGGGTCTACAAGTTCTGTTAATTCATCACCTCCCTCAAAAGCCCATACTGCATAAAAAGGTGAGGTTATTCTAACCTTGCC